GAGCCGTAACTGACTGATTTTATTGGGGATTTTTTTCTTCTTGACGTGGGGAGACAAAAGACGAAATTTTTTCCAGTTACGCGCACGTTTTTACATAGGGTTATTTTTAGCTCCTGTTTTTTGAGAAAATACTTGATATTATATTTTGTCTTTTTATCTGGTAAAAATAATATAAATAACTGATTTACAAGGGAAAATTGGGTTAGCAGAAGGGCAGTGAAAAAGGGTGTTTTTGATGACAGATCATGATGTCCTAAATAAAATAGGTTTATAAGTATCCGGACGGCTGGCAGTGGGCAGTGGGGATTTTACGCGGGGTTATATTGGGTCTGGGGCGTTACGAGAGGGCGCTGGGGGCTCGCGTTTTTAGTGCTCGGTGGGGTTACTAGGGTGCGCTATCCGCGGGGCGCTGGCTGAAACGTGTGATATTCTGCTTTACCTTTAAGGTAGGCTTGATAGGCCTCATCAAGAGTGGGGTACCGTCCAAGATGGATGCGCTTCCCTTGAACTCGGATCTGAGCCCTCCACAACTGAGCCTTGCGATCCCAGTGGACTCCAGGATAGCCGCTGGTGTTATTGGAGTAAAGGGACTTGTTCTGAGCATTCTCTGCGGGGGTGGCCTCGCGAAGGTTACAGAACCGGTTGTCCCGACGGTCTCCATTGATATGATCTATATGGGATGCGGGCCAGGAACCCGTCATGTATAGCCGGGCCAGACGGTGGGCGGAGTATAAGCGCGGGCCTATCCTGAACCGGAGTCGGAGGATCCGCTCTCCTGTATCCAGTAGAAATGCCCCAGTTCAGGATCATATATTACAACTCGGTGTAGATTAGTGATGTTCATGAGCGAAAGGCCCCTACGCGGGGCCATGAGTGGAGTGAGTGGGAGGGGATTAGTTCAGCAGGGCTCCAGAGCGGCCAGTCAGGGGGCGGCCCATGGGGATATGCGCGGCCATCCCGGCCGCTCGACCCTCCATGGACTGAGATACCTTGCTGCTCTTGCCGGTCATGTCGGGCCCGTAGGCCTCGGTCATCAGGGCCTCTCGCTTCCCCTGGACCAGGACCAGAGCGGTGCCAGTGGATTCCTCCTTATCCACCTGCTCTCGCTGGCGGCACATGGCCTTGAGTCGAGATTGGATGGCGCCGGCGTACCCGTTGCGGAAGGAGTTCGGGCTGGAGGATCCGTTGGATGCCTTATAGGCGTTCTCCAGGAGAAGTTCGTGAAGCCATACGGCCAGCTCCACGTCCTCTCGAGGTCCCTGGAACCAGATCTGGCCAGGGGCCGTACGGATTCGAGTTCGAGTATAAAGCTTGACGCCCCAGGCGATGATCCCGATCCAGGGTGGGATAACCTTCGGGTTCTTCTTGCCGGGGCGACAGGCGCGGGCCGACATCACGGTCAGGTCGAATTCTTCCTTGAGGGCTTCTTCCTCCAGGTCACCTAAGTCGATCTGGTGTTTGGCCATGAGCTTGGCCGCCATGCGACCGGCGCTCTCGGCCTCCTGAGGGGCTGCGCTGGGATCGGCCGCCAGGGCCAGGAGGGCACGGATTTTATCCTTCATGATGGTTGCTCCAACGGTTGATTCGACGAGGGCGGTTATTGCGGTCGTACTCCCAGTCCTTGCCGTGCTCGCCCCATCCCCAGGACTCCACGTCGCGGTAGGTGGGACGGCGGCCCAGGTAATTGAAGATCGAGCCGATGATATAGCCCAGGCACATGATGAGGACCAGGATTACAGTGATAGTAATCACGATTCAACCTCGTCCCAGCAGGGCAAGTTGTCGATCCGACTGTCGCCCTTGAAGTAGAGTTTCCACTCGCCCAGGCAGAGGGTATATTCGGAGTCGACGTATTCGAACCCGCCGTAGTAGTCGAGGGGACCTGGAAGGGCCGAGGCCACGAAGTCCTCGCCGACGTATACGAACCCGCAGCGGGGGTCCAGGCCGAGCTCATGGGCAGGAATCAGTTCGCAGTCCGATTCCACCTGGGCCTGCAGGGTGTGCAGGGTCTCGATGATTTGATGGATGTCCATGGTCGGCTCCTCAGTACGTGTGTTCCAGGGTGGCGAAGGGGTCCAGGGCGATCCGCAGGGCAGGGATCGTGGGAACCCGCCAGCACTCGGTGATCTCGTAGGGGAACTCATCAGGGGCCAGGTCCAGGTCGATGGGCGCGATATCGAACTCGCACATGAGGACCTCGCGAATCAGGCCGGGCAGTGTGGGGGCGGTATAGGTCCGCGGGACGGCACCAGGAGTGCTGTCGGTGACGATGATAGTGTGGGCCATGGTGTGCTCCAGGGGGTGAGTGGGACGAATCCATTATACCAGGATTCGCCCCGGATCGGTGGGTTTATTCTTCAGCCGGGGCTTCCTGGTCCTCGGCGGACAGGGCCTCGGGGTCGGCGGCGGGCATGGTCCCGGCCAGGACAGTGCGGACCTTGGCCAGTTCGGGGCTGTCCGGTTCCCAGGCCCAACGTTGGCCAGTGCCCACGTTACCCAGGGCCTTGCGGAGTCGGCGGCGGGCGATACGGGGTTCCAGGTCCAGGTCGAAGCAGAGTTGTTTCAGGTGAACCAGGTTCGAGTCGGCGGCGTCAGCCTTGACGGCGGGCTTGTTCGCGGCCTCGACCTGGGCGGCCAGATCGGAGTGAGCGACCCCGCGTTCCTCGGGGGTTTCCTGTTCGCCCAGGAGAGCCATGCAACGTTCCTGAGCTTGGGCACGGTTACGGAAGGCCTTGATCGGGTCACGACCACTGTGCTCGTTATACCAGGCGACCAGTTCGGCGAGGGTGGCAGTGTGCAGGTTCGGGCAGGGTTTCATGTCAGTCTCCCGGAGGTGGGTGGTTCGGTGTGTTGATGGGTTCATTATATTCCATCCGCGCGACAAGTAAATGGGTTTAGCCCAGGAAATTGTAACAGGAGGGCGGGCCGGTGTTTATATGACAAGGGGGTGGGGAGCCCCCCAAGCCTTAGATTATTAAAGCCTGCATAGCACCTCGGCACTACAGAAGTTTTACAACATGGTCAACATCCCCTAAATAACCTAAAATATAATTTTGGAGACACCTCGCATGAAAGCGTTCTGGGACCAAGTAGAGAAGACCCCCACTTGTTGGGTTTGGAAGGGGGATAGGCAATGGAATGGGTACGGCCGATTAGCCAAGCATAAAGCTCATAGGCTCTCATATGAGCTTCATTTCGGAGAGATCCCCAAAGGGATGGTAGTTAGACATAGTTGTGACAACAAGCTCTGCGTCAATCCAGAACACCTAAAACTGGGTACTTACTCTCAAAATCTGAAAGAGGCCTATGAGCGTGGATTAAGGTCAGAGAAGGGGTCTCATCGACCAGAAGTTAGGTTGACTCTTGAAGAGATTCAACTCATTCAGGCATCCTCAGACCGCCCTGGGCGTTTAGCTCAACAATTCAATATCTCACCACAACGGGTCAGGACTATCCAATCCGGGCAGGGCCCAATTCGTATGCAAGCTTTGGACATCGAAGCGATTCGGGCTGATCAAGGGTCTATTAAAGAGCTAGCTAAGAAGTACCATATCTCAAAGAAGCGAGTGGCGGACATCAGAGATGGATGCTATGAAAAACGAGTTCCACTTACACCAGACCAGATCGAACACATCCTCTTTCTTTCAACTCAATTCAAGTTCAATGGACACCCAAATTGCTTACGTATCTCCAAAGAAACTGGAATCAATAGGAAAACAGTGAAAAAGGTTTTACTTTCCCGAGCCCCGAGCTTATAATTCCACTATCATGAGCAAGCCCAAAATCGTCCGCCCTCACCCAAATAACATCGACTCTTCTCAAGTAGAGGTGCTCACGGGTATGGGCGCCACAAGAGAGTATATCGCTCATCACCTCTCTCTCACCGTCCCTGAACTCGAGCAACACTACGCTCGCTCTCTGCGCATGGGTGAGGAAGAAGCCAACCTGAGAGTCGCTCAGGCCTTCTTCGAAATGGCCACCTCAAAAGAGCATCCACAGATGACTCTCGCCTGGATGAAGATGAGAGCTCGCTGGACCGACACCGCCACCTCTACACAAGAGGAAGACGACGTCGACGTCGAAGCCACTCGTCAGAAGCTCCTGAAGCTGATCAACCGAAGTCGAGACAACACCCGTGAAGCTGGTTGATCCCGACGACCTCACTGACCTGTCCCCAGCGGAGCTCAGGGCCCTCCTACACGACTGGTCCATCTGGGCACGCGCGGCTCAGCTTCCTCCAGACGACCCACGCTCCTCTAATTACTCCAAGGACCACGGACCTAACCCACACTGGGAGTACTGGCTAGCACTCGCAGGTCGTGGTTGGGGTAAGACTCGCACGGGCGCGGAGCAAGTCCTACGCTGGGTACGGAATGGGTACCGGCGCATCGGGATCATCGCTCCCACCTCAGCCGACACTCGAGACGTCGCTACAGAAGGCGAATCGGGGATCCTCACTGTCGCTCACCCCAAAGAACGTCCCCTGTATGAGCCCTCGAAACGCCGCTTGACGTTCCCGAACGGGGCCATAGCCACCCTGTTCTCAGCTGAGGAACCTGAACGTCTGCGAGGCCCACAGCATGATGCCCTCTGGTGCTTAGCGGGAGACTCCTTAGTCCATACTCAACTGGGCCTAGTCCCTATCTCGCTTATAGTTCCGTCTATTCACAGAGCATGGACTCCCTGGGGCTACCGACGCATTTATGGTCAGCTTCGAACGCATCCTTGTAAACCAACGTGGACTTTGTCGCTCCAATCGGGTAAAATGATCACTGGTACTCCTGATCACCTATGCTATGAGCGGGGGTCCTTTACTCAGTTGGGGGACTTGCGATGTGCGACCAGTGTAAAGAGTATAGAGGAGTCATTTACCACCTTAGGCCGAATGGAAGATACAAGAGAGGGCAGCTCTACCTGGCTCACGTGGTCTATGAAACTGAGGTTGGCCCGATACCTCCCGGGTATGAAGTTCATCATAAAGACTTCCACCGGTCGAATGATTCAGTGGAGAATCTGGAAGCATTACCTCAAGCTGAACACGCTAAAGTACATTCTCTCTCTCGCAGTCAACAGTCCCGATCTCGGTATCTTGAGGCAGAGGAAGTTGAATGCATCTGCATCCAGTGCCAGTCCAAGTTCATGGCTAAGAAATGGGGCGGTGGAGGGAACCAGTCCAAGTTCTGCTCAAGAAAGTGCTTGGAAGACTGGAGGAAGATCAAGTTCATTCCTGAAGAGCGCCTTTGCGAAGTTTGCAAGTCCCCTTATCAAGCTACTCGACCATTCCAGAAATACTGTAGCAAGAAGTGCAACGGAAAAGCTAACCGAATTGGAAGGTCTGACCCTTACCAGCGATCAAGTCCTAAGCGTAGAAAGATCTCTGAATCAACCAGTGTATGACCTCGGGGTAGAGGGAGGGGTATTCTTTGCCAATGGTGTGCTGGTTCACAACTGTGATGAGATGGCAGGTTGGCAGTACCCGCAAGAGACGTGGGACATGGCCATGTTTGGCCTGCGCTTGGGACAGCATCCTCAGGTCTTTATCTCGACCACGCCGAAGCCCATTCCCCTGATCCGCTCTCTGATCCTCCGGTCGCAGAAGGAGCCGGAGAAGGTTGTTCTGACCACCGGATCGACGTATGAGAACAGGGCCAACCTGGCCTCGACCTTCTTCACGCAGGTGGCTCAGTATGAAGGCACTCGCCTGGGCGATCAAGAGCTACATGCGAAAATCATTGATCCAAGAGAGAGCGGCATCATTCGCCCCGCTTGGATCCGCCTCTTTCCCAGCTCCTTCCCTCTGCCTAAATTCGAGATCATCCTTCAGAGCTACGACACGGCGTTCACGGAAAAGACTCAGGACCGCAAGACCAAAGACCCAGACCCCAGCGCTCAGACTACCTGGGGCGTCTTTCTCATCCCCATGGCTATCCGCCTTCTTTACAGCATCCCCAACCACATTCAGTACGGCGCGCTTCTCCTGGACGCTTGGACGGACCACCTGTCTTACCCCAACCTGAGAGAAAAGGTTCAGAAAGAGTACCGAGACTCCTACTATGGACCTAAGGGTGATGAGCGCCGAGCGGACGTCGTTCTGATTGAGGATAAGGGGTCGGGTATCTCCTTGAGACAAGACCTCGCTTTGGCGGTCCCGGTGCGTCCCTACAACCCTGGCCGGGCGGACAAGGTGCAACGACTGCATGCAGTCTCGAACCTGCCCTGTCAGGGTGTCATCTTCGTACCGGAGTCCAAACACACCAAGGGCAAGCCTACCGACTGGGCTGACCTAGTCATCGACCAGGTGTGCTCGTTCCCACTGGTCGAGAATGATGACATCGTGGACACCTTCAGTCAAGCCCTGCAGTACCTGAAGGATCAGGGTTGGTTGGTTATCGATCCCCCTGAAGAGGAGGATGATGACTACGTACCCGAGCGCAGGGCTGGAAACCCTTACGCACGCTAGCCTCCACTGGACAAGGCTCCCCACTGGGGTTATAATAGAATAACCTCCTTAGGAGCCTTCTCGTGGCCACTCCCTCTCCCCTTCAGATCATTCGAGAAGAGCTCCCTCGCTTTCTGGATGAGCCCCACGCGGCGGAATTCAAGGAAGTCATCTCATCACTCGTTCCCACCACGCCACAGGACGTTGCGCTGAGCGCTCTATTCGGTCCCGCTCGGCCGCTCAGAGCCGCGGGTGCCGCCTTCCTAGCAGCGCAGCCAACAGATGCTGAGGGAGCGGGCGCTCTCACCGCTATTCTGAAAGCCCTCAAGAAGCTCAACTTGGATCCTCAAGATGTGGACCGGGCGATGGAGCGAGCTGAACTCCTGGCAGAGCACACTCCTCTGGAGCGATACTCCCCCTCACTGGTGGCACGCTCCACCTCACTCCAGCCAGCGGCTCAAAGGGGTTTCTCTGAAGGACTGGTCCCAACTCGGGCACCTTTCGCCACCACATTGATGCGGCCTTCGGAGTTCCTGGAGCGTACTCCTCCACTGAGCACCGCTCACGATCAACGCATTCTGGAAGGCCTGCGTCCCTCCATTCAGAAGGACAAGCTTCGAGACGCTCCGGTACTCTGGATTGATGAGTACCCCGACTCACTAGAAGCGGGGTATGAGGGTCGTCATCGAATGCGAACCCTCCTGGACTTGTATGGTGATGAGCCCGTTCCCATCAACCTGATTCAGGGCGATCGTTACGATCTCAAGCCTTCTCAATGGTATCCCGGAGAGATGGAACGCATTTACCAAGACCGTCTTTCAAGCTCTCCTCTAGAGTTGCTAAGGAGAGAGATTCAATTCGGAGGGCGCCCCGTAGAGCTCTCTCCCCTGTGGATGAGGGATTAACTCATGGCTCCACGCATTCCAAAGAAAAATGCTCGCTTCATCAATCCGGAAGCTGAATCATCCAGAGGCCGATCAGCTCTGGAAGCGATGCGAGGATACGTTGGCGCCCCAAGCCAGGCTTCTGTCATGTATCCTGGAACTCAGCGGGGCTATGAAGCGGGCGAGCTCGCCGGTATGGCAGAAATGCTCATCCCTGGAGCCTCATTGGCCAAAGGCGCACTCGGGGCTGCGCTGGCTGGCGTAATCAAGCCGAGAGGCGGCAATTGGATTCCTGGAGACGTTGAGAGTTCAATCAGCAACCTATTTGAACGGTTGGGAGAAACGGATCCGGCTCGCCTCTCCGTGCTACGAGAGCAGACGGGAAATCCTGAACTCGGTCGGACGGGGGAAGCTTTGGGTCGTTGGATCGAAGGTCCGCTCACGAAGTACATCAAGCGTGATATGGCCACGCCTGAAGACCCTGTGCGCCGTCTGGCTGACCAGGGCATATTGCACATGGGCATTCCGCAAACCCTCGGAGCTCCCTCTCGGGGCATTCAGGCGGCCCGGAAACTCGCCGGCTTTCCGGAGGGGGGTTTGAGCATCACTCCTGGAGGTTCTCTTTGGGAGAATTTGTCAGACCGAGTCATCAATTCGGGTCCCGCGAAGTACTTGCAGGAAGAACCCAAGATGATGGCCGAGAATCCATGGATGCAGAAGTTGGATCCGGAATCGACGGTTTATAGCATGTCGTCCAGCATTGAACGGGGGTTGGGGTTCGACCACCTCATCGATGAGCTTAGTAATGCGCTGAGCCCCGAATCCGGCCTGCCGCGCAATTTGTTGCTTCGCCCCGAGCAGATGCAGCAGATGGGCATGGAGAAAGCTGTCCGCCATGTGGACGCCATCAACAAATGGCGTGCTGC